GTGCGAACAGAAGGATCACTTCGATATCGAGTCGAAGCTGGACTTCTATCAAGCGCAGGCGGTGGCGTTTCGATCGGCGCTCGACTCGGGCGATGTCTTTGCCGTGCTGCCTTATGAGCTGCGCCCCGGTGGTGTGTGTGGCCTGAAGGTTCAGCTTGTCGAAGCGGACCGTGCGTGCAACCCCGACAACAAAGCCGACGTCGAGGGCGACTTCAAGGCCGGCATCAAACAGGACGATTCTGGTCGTCCGAAGCAATACGCGTTCGCCAAGTTTCATCCGGGCGAGTACCGTACCGGGCAGCAATGGTCGATCGTCGACGCGTTCGGCGCGAAGACAGGGCGGCGCAATGTGCTGCACGTGTTCGAGTGTCTGCGTCCGGGCTTCCGGCGTGGGGTGCCATACCTTGCGCCGGTCATTGAATCCCTCAAGCAACTCGGCCGATATACGGAAGCCGAACTCATGGCCGCTGTCGTCAGCGGCATGTTCACTGTCTTCATTGAACAGGCTCAGGGCGGCGGAGATCCCGACGAAGATCCGGGCTCCTTCGCCGGTTCGCCGCAGGCCGGCGACGGTGCCGACGAAATGTCCCTCGGCTATGGGGCGGTCGGCTTTCTGAACGCTGGCGAGAAGGCAAGCTCGGTGAATCCGGGCCGGCCGAACGCGCAGTTTGATCCGTTCGTGAAGTCGATCCTCACGCAGATTGGTGTGGCGCTGCAATTGCCGCTGGAAGTGTTGATTAAGCACTTCGCCGCGAGTTACAGCGCATCGCGTGCGGCGTTGCTTGAAGCATGGCGCTTCTTTCGTGTCCGGAGGCAATGGATGGCATCCGAGTTTTGCCAGCCGATCTATGAGGCATGGTTAGCGGAGGCGGTGTCGAGCGGCCGTATCTCGGCTCCGGGCTTCTTTCTCGATCCAGCAATTCGATTTGCGTACTCGCAGATCGAGTGGCTCGGCGACGGTCCCGGCTCGATCGACCCGCTGCGTGAGGTATCAGCGGCGGAAAAGAAAATTCAGGTGGGCCTCTCGAATCTTAAGAAGGAGTGCGCAGCCCTCGACGGTTCGGACTGGCGCAAGACCACGATCCAGCGGGGCGAGGAAGTCACGTTACGCCGCAACCTGCAGCTCGATGTTGATCCGCCGGTTGCGCCCCCCGATGGACCTCCGACCAAGCCTGACGACAGCAATGATTAGCCCGCCATGTGCGGGCTTTTTTAATGGGATGCAGCGATGAGACTTTTCGAAATCGTGAGCGCGCCATGGGCGCTTATGCCGGATACGCTCGGCGAGATCTGGAACGTGTATGAAGCGCACGTGCGTGGCGAGAGCATCGATATCGCGGCCGTCGAAGCGAGGCTTGGTCGGCCGCTGAATAACGAGCAGAAACCGTATCAAGTGATCGACGGCGTTGCCATTGTTCCGGTGATGGGGGTGCTCGCCAAGCGGGCGAACATGTTCTCAGCAATCAGCGGCGGCGCCTCCACGCAGATGATAGGCGACGCCTTTGACGCAGCGATGGCCGACAGCAGCGTGAGGGCGGTCGTGCTCGATGTCGATACACCGGGCGGTGCAGTGGATGGGGTGCAGCAACTGGCCGACAAGGTTCGCAATGCTCGCGGAAAAAAGCCGATCGTCACCGTAGCCGATGGCGTCATGGCCTCGGGCGGCTACTGGATTGGTAGCGCGGCGGATGAGGTGTACATCGCCGATAAGACGACAGTTGCTGGTTCCATCGGCGTGGTCTATGAGCATCGCGACACGTCGAAGCAGCAAGAGGCGCGGGGCGTTAAAACGACCTCGATCACCGCCGGTAAATACAAGCGGATTGCGAGCCAGCACGAACCGCTCTCCGAAGAGGGCCGCGCCACGATTCAGGGGCAGGCCGATCATCTTTACAGCGTCTTTGTCGACGACGTCGCGGCGAACCGCGGTGTGTCCGTTGACAAGGTGCTCTCAGACATGGCCGATGGCCGTGTGTTTGTGGGTCAGCAGGCAATTGACGCGGGACTCGTGGATGGAATCTCCACGCTTGACGCTGTCGTTGCTCGGCTATCCGCGACTGCAACCCGAGCTGGCGTCGCGCGACCCGCTCAGCAGACCCAACCAAAAGGAAATCATCGTATGGACAAGATTACGCTCAAGACTGAACACCCCGACCTCTTTAACGCAGTGATTGAAGAGGGACGCGCCGAGGGGCGCGCAGAGGGCCTCGCGCAAGGCGCGACCGCCGAGCGCGATCGCATCCTCGGTATCGAGGCGCACGCCTATCCGGGCCACGAAGCAGTGATCAAGGAAATGAAGGCGGATGGCAAGACGACGCCCGATCAGGCCGCTGCGCGCATCCTCGTCGCGGAGCGCACCGCGCTCGCGAACGCCGGTGCCGACCTTCGCACAGACGCACCCAAGCCCGTGCCTGCCGGCGATACGCCGACTGCAGGCGCAGATGACAAGCACGCGCTAGTCGCCAAGGCGCAGGCGTTGGCGAAAGAAAAGAAGATCCCTCTGGTCGCGGCCCTTAAAGAACTCGGCGTCGAATAAGCGGCCTTCAGGCCCGCTGAATCGCGCGTAGGTCATCGCACAAATTCACTTTGGAGCTTTTATGCAAAACGGTTCGGTTTCTCTTTTCGCCGGTTCGTTCGTGGCGGCTGCGGCTGTCTTGGCGAACCGCTTTATTGGCCCGAATGGTCAGCACGCTGCGGCCGCCGGCAATACCATCGGCGTGTCGCGTTTTGACGGCGCTGCGGGCGACCTGGTCACGCACGATTCGCTGGGCACGGCGATCGTCGAGGCGGCCGGTGCGATCGATGCATTTGGTCTGGTCGAGGTCGGAGTTGACGGTAAAGCCGTGGCGCATGCTGCAGGCGTGCCGGTCGGTCGTGTGCAAAACGGCGCGGCGTTGGCCGCTGGTGACTTCGTCGAGGTGCTGCTGATCCCGAACTGATCGGCGCGTCGTTTCGAGCTCTTCCGCAATACCGTGACACCACATAACGCCCGCAGTTTGCGGGCGTTTCCAATTCAGCATCCAATGGAGCAGCTATGCCTTTTCCGAATGGTCAAATGAACCCGTCCCAAGCACGGGTAATCGATCCGATCCTGACCGCCGTCGCTCAGGGTTACAGCAATAACGACTTCGTCGGCGGGACTCTTTTCCCCGTCGTACCTGTCAGTGCACGTGCCGGCAAAATCATCCGCTTCGGCAAGGCGGACTTCCTCCTCTACAACACGCGTCGTGCGCCCGGTCAGAACACCAAGCGCGTCCAGTTCGGCTATGCGGACGACGATTTCGGGCTGTCCGATCACAGCCTCGAAGGTGCTGTGCCGATTGAAAACGAGGAGGAAGCGAAGGCCGTTCCCGGCATCGACCTCGGTCAAGGTGCCGTGCGCAGCGTGCAAAACATTATGGCGCTCGGTGTCGAATACGAACAGGCGTCGCTCGCACGCGACGCCACGCAGTATGCGAACTCGAACAAGGTGGTGGTCGCGGCTGCGGACCGCTGGACGAACCCCGATAGCGATCCGTTCGCTGTGGTATCTGCCGCTCGTGACGCGGTGCGTAAGCAGATCGGCAAGCGGCCGAACGCGTCGGTTATTTCCCCGTCAGTGTTCTCGGCGCTCAAGGTTCATCCGAAGGTCATCGAGCGTATGAAATACACCGGCCGCGATGTTGCGACCGTCGAGCTGCTCGCGTCGCTCTTCGAGATTCCCGGCCTCGTCGTCGGTGACTCGATCTATTCGACCGATGGCAACACGCTGTCCGACGTGTGGGGCGACGACATGGTGCTGGCGTACACCGTGCCGGGTTCCATGCAAGACCGGGGCAATCCCACGTACGGCTACACGTATCAGCTTTCGGGCTATGCGGTGGTCGAAGAGCCGTATTTCGAGCGCAACTCGAAGACCTGGTACTACCCGGTTACCGATGCGCGTAAGGCGCAGCTCGTGGGCGCTTCTGCCGGCTTTCTGATCAAGGGTGCGGGTACGGCCGCAGCGTGATCGCGGGAGGTGGCTGGCGGACGCTCACGGGAAACCGAAGGCGCTCGCTAGCATCATCAAAGTAACTTTGACAGGTGCGCTATGGCGATCGATGAGGATCTTGACGACTATTTGGAAGACTTTGGCGACCCCGTGTCGTCACCGGATCTGGGTGTAGACGCCGCCTGGGGCATTTTTTCGCAGGCGGATCGGGAGATATTCGGCGGTGCAGCCGTTGCGCCCGACTTTGCAATGATCGCGCGAACCGATCTGTTCGGTAACGTCGGTAACGGCACGCGCATTGTCGTCGCATCTGGGCGATGCGCCGGCACCTACACGGCAACTGGTCCTGCTCGGCAGATATCCGATGGTGCTTTCTGCGACGTATTTCTTGCGAAGGTGCGCGCATGAGCCGCAAACATCACAGCCGCTGCCGGATGAACTGTCGAGGCGCGTGGGTTCGGCGGACCTTGCATACCGCATGGAGGAAGGTCTATGGCCGCCATACGTGAGGTCATCGCTGACGGCGTGTTCAACGCGCTTCGGCAAGTGCCGGACCTTCAATCTGTGGTTATGGAGCGGTCCCTTGTCCGTGCGCTCGGGCTGCGCAATACGCAGATCGCGCTTGCCGTGACCCTTGGCGACGACATTGCCGATGAACAGATCGGCATCGTTGATTGGGCTACCGAGCTACTGATACACGCGGTAACGCAAGACGAGGAGCCTGACCGGCTGGCGGACCAATACCTGACGATCGCACACCCGGTTGTCATGCGCTTCCAGCATCCACGTCTGAATGGCGTCCAGATCCTCAAAATCGACAAGCCGTTGTACGCAAACATTGGCGGCGCTAGCTGCATCCGCACGGCTTACTACCGAATCCAGTTTCAAACGCCGCACGACAGCCTCGAATAGCGGCGTTCTTCAATGGCATCCGTGCCAGGGGAACATATGTCCAAATCAATGAAGAACTCCGTCGTGCTGGCGGCGCTGCAGGCGTCCATCGGCGTGGCGGCCGTGCCCACGAGCGCCGCCGATGCGATGCTCGTGAGCAATATCAGCGCGAAGCCGGTGGCCGCCGACTATGTCAGTCGCGACAACATCCGGCCGTATTTCGGCAACGATCAGCAGCTCGCAGCGGGGTGTCATGCCGAGCTCGACTTCGAGATCGAGGTGGCGGCATCGGGCG